CAATTAAAAGTGATTAGATGGAGGTGATCCGGATATCTCGGAGCTGTCCGTTAAACAGTAATCAAGAGAAAGGAACAGAATTATGAAGAACGAAAATGTAATTTACAGATTCCAGCAGCAGGACAATGTTCATGAAATTTACATATATGACGAAATCAAAAAGACAGGTCCTTTCAACTGGGAAACATGGCAGTATGAAGATTCTGAAACATCTGCAAAGCATTTCAAAGAACTTTTGGACGCCATTCCGGAGACAGATGAGATTAAGATTTACTTTAATTCGAACGGCGGAAGCGTTGATCAGGGCACTGCGATTTATAATATGCTCAAGCAGCATGGTTCATACAAGACCGGAATAGTAATGGGAGTGTGTCATTCTATTGCATTCACAATTTTACAGGCGTGTGACAAACGAATAATGGGACAGGGCACCACGGCCATTATTCATGATATGTGGGAAACAGTAACAGGAAATGCAGCAGATTTAAGGGCAGAGGCAGATAATCTGGATGTTGCAATGGAGAGCTGCATAGCTTTATTTATGCAGCGTGCAAAGATTTCAGAGGATGAAGTCCGTGAAATGATGCACAAGGAGACCACATTGTCACCACAGAAGGCATTAGAGTATGGCTTCATCGATGAAATAGGATTGGAAAATCTTGACACACCGGAAAAGCCGGATGATTCCACTTTGCAGCAGGTGCTTAAAGAGAATGAGGCACTAAAGAAACAGCTCTGTAACAAGAGCGAACATGAGAGGCAGTTAGCTGAATTTTATCAGTTGACACATAAAGAAGCAGATAAACCTAAGAGCAACGATTGGGGCTCATTTTTCAATTAAGGAGGAAAACAATGAAGATCGAATCTATTAACAAAGAAGTTCAGGAAAAAGTAATGCAGTTACTCAATGAGGCTCCGGCAGAGAAGAAAGCTGAAGCTATCATGCAGTCTATTGAGATGATCCAGGAGGCAGCGCATGAGGACCTTGTAAATCAGGTTGTTGCTGAGGCAGAAAGAGCCAGCCATGATGCCGACTTCAAGAAGCAGCTCGGTCTCCGTAACCTTTCACAGGAAGAAAAGAAATTCTATGAAGGCTTCAAGGATATCAAGCAGTCAATCACGGCCAATCAGATTGATATCATTCCGACTGAAATCATTGACAGAACACTTGATGATGTCAAGAAAGCATCACCAATCCTTGTCAACATGGCACCTGCCAATGTCAAGAAGTGGATCGTCGCATCACATACAGGTGCAGCAGTATGGGGAGCTCTTACAGACTCGGTTAAGGGTGAGCTGAGCACAGAGATTTCAGCACTTAACATTGACCTCCACATGCTCACCGCTTACTTAGTTATTCCAAAGGCAATCAGAGAGCTTTCGCTTGAGTTTGTTGACCGTTATTTTATGGCAATTCTGTCTGAAGCTATGCAGGATGGTCTTGTAAAGGGATATCTTGATGGAGATGGAAAGACAGGACCGATTGGTATTTTCCGTCAGATTGGAACATCCAACAGTGACGGTACCAACAAGGCTAAGACGGTTGTGACAAACATAACAAAATTCAGCCCTAAAGGACTTTCAGATGTGAGAAAGACTCTTACCAATAATGGTAAGCGTGTTGTAGACAAGCTGTATCTTATCTGTAATCCGTCAGACGAGGCAGAATATGTGGATCCATGCATGTATGGAGAGGCTCTGACAGGCGGCTATGTCAACAAGTCATTCATTGACATCGAGAAAATCGTAGATGCAAATTGTCCGAAGGGTAAGGCTGCATTTACAATTGCAGGATACTACACTATGGGAACAACAGGTGTGAGAGTCAATGAGTATGACCAGACAAAGGCTATGGAAAATGCAGATCTCATTATCGCATCATGTTATGCAAACGGCCGTGCCGTAGATGACAATGTTGCAGTTATCTTTGATGTAACTAAGCTGGAGGAGTATGTGCTCCCTGTAACACAGGCTACAATCGTTCAGGCTGGACAGGAATAATAAAAGAGAGGCAGTAATATGGAGAACACAGAACTGACAGCACTGGTATCAGAGATGAGGGCAGAATTCCAGATTCCGCCATATTACGAAGACAGTCAGCTTGCAAATCTTGCAAGAGAGGGTGAATGTACAGTCGGGAGCTTAAATCCCGGCTGCAATATCACAACAGATCTGACATACAGGATGCTGCTTAAAAATTACATGTATTATGCATATCATCATAGAGTCAGTGAGTTTATGGATAATTATTCAAGTATGATTTTAACGTGGCAGATGGAAACGGAGGTGGAAGCGGATGGCAATGCCTGAATATACAGATGGTGTGCTGGAACTTCTCAGGATAGAGGAGGATTGTTCACAAGACTTTCCGGTGGAAAAAGTAAGATCTACCGGGATGCATATCTGGTACAGGGAGCTTTCTGTATTTGATACAACACGAGCTAAGCTGTCGGCAGATGGAATAGAGGTTACAATGAAAATCAGTATTCCACAGTATAAGCAGGTCAACAGCAAGTGTATCTGTGTAATAGATGGCGCACAGCATGAGATATACAATGTGGCTCACGTGACCACTAAAGACGGTTTCAAAGAAACAGAACTGACACTTAAGACTCCGGCATATGACAGGGAGGTATATGATGACGAAACAGGAACTCAGTGAGATGTTACATGCCACTGGCTGTCCGGTCAATGAAGGAATATCTGATCTTGATAATGGAAAGAAGTTTCCGAGAATTGATTATTGGGAAATAGCATGGGATGATGTGATGGCATCAGGTGACAACTATGAAGATAAAATCACATGGCAGGTGAGCTTTTATTCTCGCACACCAAGAAATGAAAAGCTGATAATGCTGAGAGATATGATGCGCAAAAAGGGACTACACCCAACTATCCTGCATGAATTTATTACAGACGATAAAATTTGGCATTCGTATTTCTCGCTGGAGACAATGAATGAATGATATTACATTTGAAGATTCCGGAATGGAAGAATTTCAGGATATGCTTGGAAGCTATCTTTCAAAAGTGGACGAAAAAAGCGCTCTGGATGCAATAGAGGAGGGAGCAAAGGAGTTTGTTAACGACCTGCTGCGCTTGCCGAAGCCAAGAAGAAAGGTCACAGCTCCGGGATATACACATCTGGTTGACTCATTTAGCTATAAGCGTGATAAGACAGGAATAGATGTGGGATGGGGCAAGTATTACGGACCGATGCTTGAGCACGGCACGAAAAAAATGAGCGCAAAAGCTCACTTGAAACCATTATTTGAACAGAACAAAGAAAGATACTATAAAAAGATGATAGCAGCATTGGATTTATAGAACAGGAGGCAATTATGGCAATTAAAACTAAAAGACCACCAATGAAGGAGACTGTAGGAGCTCAGTATCTGTGCTTCAATACAATGGATACAGATGGCAGGTGGACATCCACATTTGCGGAAGAGGTGGAGAAGACAGAAGTAGTTAAAAGTGTAAAAGTCACGGAAAATGGAGAGGCTTCTGATACATATGCTTCAGGTACAGTATATGACAGCGATATCTCCACGACATCAACGGATATTGAAGTTGAGGTCGTTGCTTTCCCAGCTGATACACTTGCAAAATTACGTGGTGACAATGTTGATGCGGATGGTCTTATTCTTTCAGGTGGAAACAGACCACGACCATATTTTGCTTATGGTAAGGTGGTCAAATTAAGAAAAGGCGGATATAGATACGACTGGTATCCAAAGTGCAAGCTAAGTGAGAACTCTGATGATATATCAACATCTGAGGAGAAGGCAAACGAGCAGACAGATACAATCAAAATCAAAGCATATCCATTCAATGAGGATGGAGACATTGTTGCAAGGGTAGAGAGTGCATCTGCACCGGAAGGACTCACAGAGGAAAAATTCTTTAGTAAGCCGGTACTTACAAAAGATGATCTTGTGGTAGCAGTTGGGAAAGTGAGTGGAAAGGTCTGATTAGATGAATAAAGGTAAGATGATAAGATTGACTGATGGAACGGTAATAGAGGCCAAAATGAATTTTGGAACTATTTATTATCTTGATCAGATAGGTGGTTCAAAGCTTGGACGGAGAATAGACAAACTTGAAAAGATTGGAAAAGCAACAGACAGCGACAAGATGAATTTTGCAGCGAAGCTTATCTATGCAATGGTAAGAAGCAATGGGAGAAAAGTGACATTTGATGAAGCACTTCAGCTTGTGCCACCGGATCCAACAGAACTTCTTGAAGTTGTAGAGGTTTATCAGAAAGAAGTTGACAAAATTAAAAAAAAAGAGGAATCGAAAGCACAGATGAAAGCATTCAGCTCGAGATAAATTGGGCTGAATATATGGTTGATGCGAGAGAGATGGGAATGACAGAGGACGAGTTCTTCCATTCATGTCCCGTCTTTTTTTGCGAACAATACGAGATATTCTGTGAGAAGAAAGCGAGGATGGTGAGAACGTTATATGGCGGATGAACTGAAGAGAGTTGGATTAGTGTTTAAGGCAGATGGTGCAGCAGACTTTCAAAAGACGATGCAGCAGGTAAATACAGCCGTTCAGGAAAATAGTAATTCGTTTAAACTTGCAAAAGCGGCATGGGATGACAGCACTACTGCAGTTGAAAAGTTAAAAGACCGTCAGGAATATCTGGCAAAACAGACGGACGTTTATTCTGATAAGGTGGAAATTCTGAAGCGTGAGCTTGAAGAAATGAAATCTGCAGAAAACAGAAATGAGGATGCAATCCGAAAGAAGCAGAACCAGCTTACAAGCGCACAGATTAGTTTAACAAAATATCAGAAAGGCCTTGCTGAAGTAACAGAAGAACTTGAGAGCGGGGCAGCAGAAAGTAAGGAACAAATTAGGAAATTATCTGATAAAATTGCAGAGTCTACAGATAAAATTAAGGCGAATGAGATTGAAATCGAAGCTCTTAAATCGAAATATGACGATCATATAAAGTCGATTGTAAAATATAAAGATGAACAGAAGTATCTTTCAAATCAAACAGAGAATTACGAAAGAATACTTGAATCATTAAAAAAACAATTGGATATTCTTAAATCTGCTGAAAATAAAGATGAAAAAGCAATTCAGGACAAAAAGAACGAGATAAATGAAACTACTACAAAACTTAATGGTTACAAAAGTAAGCTGGAAGATGTTGAGCAAAAGCTGAAAAGCGGAGCAGCTGTAACGGAAGGTTATGCTGAAAAAGTACAGGCTTTTGGAAATAAAGCAAAAGAGACAGGGGATAAGTTTAGTGGAATATCAACGGCGGCA